AAACTGGTTTTCATAGCAAGGAAAAACGCCGGTTATCGCTGTAGGCATTTGCTTACTCCCTTTCATAATAGATTTTCATTTCGATCACGCGCTCATAGACGCCCTTCTCGTCCGTGCCGACGTCGACCGGCTCCGGCACCAGAAGGTCGATATAATGCGCCGCGTGACCGTTGATGGTGGTTTTGCTTGTGTTGTAGAGCGCTTCAAAGAGCGACCGCGCCGCCTGCTCGGTCACACGCGCGTTTTGGTTCCAGTGGATCAGCACCGAGACCGCCAGCACGTCGTAGCTCAGCGGCTGACCGATACCGCGCTGCGGCTGTCCGCGCTCGGTGAGCGTATACACGCCGATCGCCTTGTCGGGCTTGTTGTCCAGCTTGCCGACGTAGAAATGCTCCGCGTCGGTCAACGTTTTCAGCCAGTCTCTCACGTCTGCTGTCGTTATCATTTTCCCATCAGCCTCCTGTAGATCTCGGCGAAGGTCTCCGACACAAAGGTCTCGCGCGTGCCGCCGGGCGACCAGAAGCGGAACCATTTTGCGCCCGCGAAGCGGTGTGCGCCGTGCGTTCCCTTGCTGTCCGTCCAGACAGCGCGGTGGAAGTTGTACTCCGGATGATAATAGAGCCGCCGGGCGTAGGGCGTATGATTGACAAGCGCCACCTCGCCTTGCGGGAGGCGGCTGTCGTCCACATAGAAAAATTCGCCGCTCAGACCGCCGTCCTTGAACGGGATGACCTCAGCGTTGGCGATTTCGGTGTGTAACGCGTCGGCAGTCATGACAAGCGCATTGAGCGCGTTCTGATTGATCAGCCTGAGCGCTTGGCTGTTGATGGTGATCCTTGAGGTGACGGTCAGCGCCATCAAATCACCTCCAGCCGCGTATAATTCACCGTGCCGTCGAGGTTTCGGGCTTTGGCGGCGCGGTGGATCGAGCGGCGCTGTCCGAAAACGATCACATGGCCGGCGGTGATCTCGCCCAGCTGCGGAAAGACGTCGCCGTCTATGAGCGCGACGCCGGAAAGCCGCACCTTCTTCTGCTCCTTTGTCAGCACCGTTTCGGCGCTGTCCTGCCAGTTACAGGAGTAATAACGGCTTTCTGCGATCACCGGCGCACCGTCCTCGGTCAGTCCTTCACCATACGCGGCGACATAGATCGGTGTTTTCTGCACGCCGCTGAGGATCAGTTTGGGAAATTTCACGGTATCACGCTCCTATATCGCCGAATAGCAGAGCCCGGTCTGCACCAGCAGCTGATAAACGCCTGTCGGAATCACCACGCCGCAGACGTTTTTCAATCCGCTGCCGCCAAAGGTCATGGAAACGCCGTTGACGGAATAGGACTTGACCGGGCTCGCGAGCAGTTCGGCGTTTTCTGCTTCAAACTGCTGCAGCTGCTCATACGCCTCCGTCACCTTCTCCTGCTGCGCTGTCGTCAGCGCCTGAAAGTCTTGGATCCGGTTGAAGGTCAGCATGTCGATGTGAGAGGCGGCGGTCAGCCTTGCCGCGTCCGTCTCGCCGGTGCTCAGAATATACGCGCGGAACATTATGCGACTGCGGTGCTGTTGTACTCGGCGTACACGCTGTCATACTCGCCGTTGCCGTTTGGGAATACGAAGGTGTCGGAGCAGGCGCGGTTCTGATAGAGGTAGCCGTCGCCCTCGGTGTGAGAGCCGGGCGCGAAGAAGTAGATCGACTGGTGCTTGGGTACGGTCTTGCAGGTATCGCCGCAGGCGACAAGCACATGCAGCTTGTGCGCGCCTGTCGCGGGCACGAAGCCGCCGTTCTCGGGATTGAAGTTAAAGGCGTCGTAGAAGCGCTCGTCGTCGATGACCTCGATGAACGGCACGCCGTCGATGGAAGTGACGCGCGTCTCGATGCCGGTGCCGCCCTCGGCGATCGTGGTGACGTCGATGGTGCGCGTGAATTCCGTGGAACGCTCGAGCAGATCCATGATGAAGGAAGCGACATACGCCACCAGCGTGCCTCTCGCCTTATAGCGGCGCAGCTTGCCGGCGGCGAGGATCTCCTTGAGCTTGGTATAGACGTTGGCTGCCGTCCAGGCGCTGTCCGCCGAAGATGCGGAATAGCCGTTATTCGCCTTGGCAACGGCGGCGACCTTGGAGAAGAACAGCGCGTCGGTCTCGGGCGCTGCCTGCGTCATCTCGAAGGTGTTGGAAATATTGCGAATGGAGGCGCTCTCGTTGGTCTCATCCACATCCAGCACGTCGACAAGAAACTCCACGTCTCTGTCGTGCGTCAGGGTATAAGGCACGTCCGTCTGGGTGAAGGTGCCGCGGTTCCAACCGCCGTTGCGGCTGTGCGGCTTGTAGCCGGTGGTCGACATCCTGGTGAAGTGGAAGGTCTTTGCGCCTACCCACTTGACGTTGGTGGTGATGAAGGGCGAGGTGAGTGTGTTCTGGATCAGAGTCTCGATCAGCTCGGAGTCCCATCTCTCGACATAGTTACAGGTGTTGGGCATTACATTCATCCTTTCTGTTTACATGTTGAACCGGTTCCAGCGGTGCTTGGGCACGGGCTTCGGTTCGGTGATTTTCGGTGTCCCGTCTCCCTCGTTGTCGCCGCCGATCTTGACGCCGCTGCCGGTGTTCTGCTTTTTGAAAGCCGGCACGTCGTCGAGCACCTTTTTGACGGCCTCGGTGACCTTCTCGGCGGAGATCTCGCCGTTTTCCACCACTGCCGAAAAATCGGCAAGGCGCACGACGTATTCCGCGCTGTCATCATTGGCGCCGAGCTTGCGCGCTGCCTTTTCCGCCGCGCGAGTGAGCCGCTCCCTGAGCAGGCTGTCCTGCGCCGCTTTCAGCTGCGTCTGCAATTCGGTGTTGAGGGTTTCGGGATTGTTTTTCTCTTTTTCGGCAAGATAGGCTTGGATCGCCTGCGCCGCCTCGTCCTCGCTCAGGCCCTTCTGCTGGAAAAAGGACTTCATGGCAGCCTTCGCCGCGCGTTCGGTGCGCTCGTTGACGATCTTATCCACATCCGCCTGTGTGAAGGTTTTCGGACTGTTGCCGCCGTCCTGCGCGGGATTGCCGCCGTTTCCGGCGTTGGTTTCCTCCGTGCTTTCCGCAAAGAGTTGAATGTTCGGTTTTAACATCGTTATTTCTCCGTTTCTCCCCGTCGGGTAATTCCTCGTGCTTTTTACGCCGTCAGAGTTTCGGGCAAGCGTTTTTTATTGGTGCTTGTGTAAGACAGGCATAAGAAAAGCGCCCTTGCGTGATGCAACAGCGCTTACTTTTCGGATTCGGTTTTCTTTTCCTCTTTCGGCTTGACCTCAGCGGCGAAGCCCTTGGCGATCAGCTCCCTGCCGCGCTGCTCGGAGACCTCCAGCTCCGCGCCCTTTTCGCGCAGAGCAAGATCGTTCTCGCGGTCATAGAAATTCTGTTTTACCTTGATTTTCATGTTGTCACCCCCTTGTTATGGTATAAGTTAGTACCAAGCGATAGTTCCTGATTCTTTGTTGGGATCAATGTCGTTTAATGCATGATATGCATAACGTCGACCAAAATCGTCATCTGATTCTGAAACTATTTCTCTTATCCCGTTTGCATCTATTCTTATTTTCCCTGGAGCATTCTTGTTACCGTTCGGAAAATAAAGAAAAATAGATTCTTTTTTATTCTTTGATAATAACAAATAAGTTAACATAGTAACACACCCTAATTATTCCAAATCATTTTCTTTTAAGTATTTTTTCAGCGCATGAGCATAATTAAACTTTTCCTCAACTTTACGGTGAACGGGTTCATAGGCAATATTAGTGCCCTTGCCCATTATTTTTGCTTCTTCCAGTTCATGATGTAATAAGATAAGGTCGTGTTTGTATATCGTCTTTCCATCACGAAGCCTAAACCATGATTGAGCCATATCGTAATCTGGAAAGAACTTATGAATAGTCCCGTCTTCAAAAAGATGGTCTAATTCAAAAATATGGGAGAAAACTATATCTATTTCTTCTTCGCTAAATCCTGTATTACGAGATACAGAAGAAATTTCAAATTCTCGTTTTCTTCCTAATATTTCGCGATAATATGATTTTGCAAAAGCTTTTCTTCGTTTAAAATCAGGGTCATTTTTATGTGTTAATGCCCCTGATTGTATTATACCACTTTCACCCGAATTTGCAAGAGGTCTTCCGTTATTTTCAACATGTGACTTGACATATTTAAAGTTATAATCCTCTGCATTTTCCGACATGAACGTTTCGAGTCTGTTCCTGATATATTCTTCCTTGTTGATTTTTTCACCTTTTCGGATTTTTGAATCCGCAGCATTAGCTGCTTTCATGCGTCTTTGCTGATACGCTGCGCTGAATTTTTTACGCTGTTCCTCAGTAGCGCCGTTATTCACAAGGATATGTATATCGCCTGTTGAGGTAACTGCCCTTAATTCTTTGAGATTGCCCTTTACAAGTCCCGTAACAATATCATTCTGAGAAAAGGTACTGTCTGTCGGGTGATTATGTGTAAAAACAGCGCCATCCATAAGCCTAATATCATCAGCTCTGCCGGTAACATGGTGATCTGTGCCGCCAAAGTTGATTATCTTTCCGTCGGAGGTTATCAGTAAGCCTGTTTCCGTACTGTTCTTGTAATTCTCGGCTTCCCAAGAGTCAATAACAGATGATTTCTCTGTCTGTAATTTCTTAACAGATGCCGCCTTTTTCCGTTGCTCTTCGGCGCGGTGAGCGTAGGTTTTCTTGTTGTCGGGGTCGAGGGAGTTGTCGGCGACGCGCTGGTTTTTCTCGGCTTCACGCTCGTGGTAGGCTTGGCGCGCTTCTTCCTTTTCGCGCCTGTCCATCT